GCACATATTCACCAATGGTACTTCCCAAGGCAACACGAAAGGTACTAGCATTGGCATCGGTGCCTGTTCCAGTAGCAGCCGGAACGCGCCCTGCCGAGTTTGGCAAATTAAACGTGGAGGTTGCTCCAGAGCCGCCATAGGAATATCCAATCACATTATATAAAAAAACGTAGGAACTAACTGACAATGATCGACCATCACACTGCAACCATCCCATGTGGTCGGTCGGAACGACCGAAAACTTGGTATCCCCCACGGTCGGCTTCTGATGTGCCGACAAAGTAAACACTTCACGAATATAGCTGGTCATTATTCTAACAATGATAAAGAAAAAATATACTTTGTTATATATTTATTAAAATCCATTTTTTAGACAGTTTTTAAAATAGTTAAAAGTTTATACTGTAAAATATAGTTTAAACTTTTATAAAGTTACAAATTTTATATCATAAAAATATTTACTCAAGGGGTCTTCGCCCCAAATCAGGGCTTATTGTCGTATTTAACCAAGGACTTACAATCACCTGAGGGTTAGGAGGATCTGAACGAAGGTCGTGGTTAGCATTGCGGAGCGACTGTCCCACAGTATTCACACCGATCAACGCGCCAGCACTCAAGAAGTTCTTGCCGCTAATATCACCAGATCCCATAGGATTGACGGCTGCCCACTTGGAGTTAGGATCCTTTGGAAGAAGTTCCTGTGCCTTCAGCTGATTGGTAGGGTAGCAATCGCTAGGAGGAGCACCACCAGGAAATGGCATAGGAGAGGGGCTGAGATTCATGAATCCTTCTGCAGTAGGAACTGAAGAACGGGATGCAGAACCACCGGAAGGGACTGCTGGCATAGTAGGAACAGAGGCTAGCATGGAATTACCTACCTGAGCACCACTGGTGGAAGGAAGACCAGAGGAGCTATTTCCACCAATCACACTGGGAGCACCATTCACAGCGGCTGCAAGTGAGGGACCAGTCCCTTCAGAGGCTTGACCATTGGTAGGATTGGCACCAGGAGTTATTTTGTTCTCCTTATCTTCTTCATGATTTGTAAACCCTTCCAGTCCAATTGCACGCTTCAGTGCGGGAAGAGCACCACCCAAACTAGGATCTACTAGATATAAAACACCCACTGCAATTGCAACGATAAGGACGCCCATCACGAGAGTTTGCGTATCAGCCATGTCTTTACTACCTGTCACGGGGTTATTTTTTAGTTGGAATCGTCGGAATCTGAATCCTCGGAAAAGGATTCTCCATATTTTTGAAAAAAAGCTTCTTCTGCTGCTTCTGCCTCCTCCGTGGCAGTTCGGGCAAGTTTCCACAAGTGATTCACAGTCTCATTTGCCTTCTGGCGAACCAGATCCAAAGATCGTAAATGGACCATTCCTTCACTGGATTCAATTTCATTAACTTCCTCCAACTCCGGATGGGAAAGATCTAAGTCAATGAATCCAGCAGTACCTCGCAGTTCAGGAACAATCAACGACCGGGAAATCCAGACAGCAATGACGTGGATGATACTAGGATTGCTAGGTGTGGAGGACTCCCAACGAAGAGACTTGCTCCATGTTGAGCCGGATGTGTGTAAAGCAACCGGTGAATCCGGAAGTTGCCAAACCGGTGCTAAGATTCCCAATTGTTGCAAGGTTGGTATTGTGGAAAACAATCCCTTCGATCGGAGAAGCGTTTGTAGCATACAAGTCCGGGCATCTGCAACCCCTTTTGGACTTGTGTCTACGGTATACGGATTTATAAGAGGAACACGAAACCATATAGTATCTTGTTCTTTGTGTCGTACAGGAGATCCGAAGTCCATTCTAGTTCTTCCTTCGGTCAAAGGATGAAAAAAACTCCGCGGTAAAAGAATAATGAGTGCATCACGTGACCGTTACATGGAAGCCAATATGGATATGGCAACACATCTGGGTGAAAAATTGTTTCATATGATTCGATCGCCGAAAATCAAGGATCAAATACAAACTGTATTAGATCCTATTGTAAGTAGTATCATACAACGTGTCTTTCCATATATTTTACTATCAGCAATTCTATTTCTAATTCTCTTTATCTTGAGTATTGCTACCTTTTGGCGTGTTATGAATGCCTCTCATGTAAGTCCTGTAATTGCCTCTCTAACCGGTCTTTGAAGATAAGTCATACATGTGGATGGAAAGTAGGTATGTTGAAACACTTCAAATTCCTCAGGTTCAACAGAGGGAGAATCAGCTAACCACCGTGTTCGTTCCTTTTCACTTAAGAGTGATTGTAATGTATCTTCGGTTCCTTCTAATAATGTTTTAGCACGTTCTAACAAGGGAAGATCTGATCCTCTCCATATATCTCGTAAGGTATGAATTGGATTTTTTACTAAACTATACGCAGTACGAACATGTATTGGTCGTACATGTTTTGTATAATCAGTTCCCATCAGTACACACATGATTTGAAATTGTTCTAAGGAAAGAGATATATCACTCAAGATTGTAGGAAGATTGTATAGTACCCACTCCTCTTTCTCATTTGGCATAATTAAATGATTGATTCCACGGGGAAGCATATCCATATCAGGACTAATGACTGCAGATAATACATTTGTTCGCGACCAATATGCTAAGATAGAATCTGCTTCACCGGTGGCATTCACATAGCGAACACCCATGGTGTAAAGAAACTTTTTAACAAGATCTCGTTCTGTATAACTCACCGTTGGATGAATTGCTTGCAATCGTTTTAATTCTTCTTCCACCGTCACACGATCTGGACCTGTTTCCAATTCTTGGGTTAAGACTTCAATCTGTTTTCGTCCATCAAATCGTTCTTTGACTACGTCTTTCTTTTCAGAGGGAGGTTTTCCATCAAAGAATACAATCGGTTCTATTTGTTTGCTTCGAAGCATATTGATTATTTCAGCGACTCTTGTAATGATACACTTTGATTTCTTTTTTGCATTGTACAGAAAGGGTAATAAATCAATTCCTATGGTTGTTTGTTCAAAGCGTGTCCAATCAGGTGTGACAGGAGATGATTGACGCTCTAACCATTGTTTTAATCCTCGAATCCCCATTGTAATGTATTAATATATTTTACAATGTGTTTATGTGTTTATCAATTTTAATCTAGAGTGATTTATCACTCTAGATTAAAATTCCTTCCAATTTTAATCTAGATTGATTTATCACTCTAGATTATTTAATCAAAATTATAATTCACGCTATTTGTAATATCACTATGAGTAATCCGTTGATAGCCTAATTTGTCTGCAAAGACAAAAAAGCCTGGTTCTGATTGTAGCTTCGCCCAATACCGATCACAGCAATAGACTGTAGACGGTTGTCCTTTTTTCATTTCATCAACCCCCGTTTGAAAACATTCTTGTATGGTTGTTGCTGTTTTACTGTTAAGAAGATATGCTGAACTAGTGGTGCAAGGTTGATACGATCGTGCCAGTAGATCATCATGTGATACGATCTTACCATATTTGGAATATGCTAAGAAACAGATTTGATAGTCATAGTTTCGTTCAAAGAAAGTTTGCAACTGTGTTTGACACTTTTTTAAATTAGAATGAAACATAAAATCATCCTCCAACACCAAACAATGTTTATAATTATGTTTTATAAAATGAGTGGTGACATCTAAGTGGTTTTGCGTTGCTCCAATGTAAGGACCTTCAGATCCTTTTTTAGCTTTATAATGATGGATACGGTGTAACGGAGCTTGCATACGGCATAATTCTACCAACATATGCATATACCGATCCTTCCGTGATTCCAAATTCAAGATATAGATCTGGTCTATTGGCTCCCAACATAAATGATATTCAATCTTGTCATGTTTTATTTGATGGAAATACGACGGATGACGATAACAGATACTGCTGTGAGGGAGACAATCCACTGTATGCGGATATTCACCATATTGAATGACGATTTCATCTTCGGTTGGAACTCGGCTGGGATCAAAACTTGCTACAATTGTTTTCTTCAACTGTGAAATCAAAAAGGAAGAATTAAAGATGGTGTGTTCACTTACAGGATGAAATCGATACTTGGCTAACCATTTCTGACACTCTTGGTAATGATGCGTATAATAATTGGCAATATAAAACATTTCAATCAATACATATTGCTTCTCCCAAGGGATTGTATCAAAGGGAAAGGTTTTGCTAATATAGGCTAAAAGAGTATGTTGATTCTGGCTATACAAGAATTGAATGTGTTCAGATGTGATGTACTGTTTGTAACCGAATTCAGGAAGTGGATTGTAAACATTCCCTATAAAATCGGTATCAGATGTTTGTTCCACAGGGATTAAGGTCGGTGTTTCATCATAATAGGCTACGATATTGGTATGAAGGAGCATATTGTGTTTAATACGTGGATAGATGACTTCTTGTAAAAACTTCTCATCCGTGCCATATAAGGGAAGACCTGGTTGTTTCCATGCATCCCACATGGCTTGAATGTCCCAGTCAGGAACACGAATCCCAAAGGTTCCACCCATAATCCTTGTTTTATGATAGTAATGATCGCGTATGACATGCGCTTGTTTCTTTGATTCTAGAAAGGCGTTAATGCAGGCAGCATCGCGTACTGTGACGCGACTATCGGCATCGCGCATGAAATAGGTATTGTTCGGCGTCCAACATAATATACGAGACATCATGGGTATCTCTGCAGTGATCAATTCTAGAGTTGTATTGGGAAAGGATCGATACTGAGTGAGATAGGATTCAGGTACATCGGTTGCATAATGAATCAGGGTGTGAAAGGTTGGAAAGAATTGTTGAATATTTTTTAGATTTTCTATCAATCCTTGGGTATATTTTGCATTTGTACCATAGATACAAAAACAAAAGATGTTCATTTTATTATTTGTGAATAGTTGGATTTGTCATACGTAACGTAAGAGGAGAAGGTTTAACATGTTTGGCACGGCGTCGCAAGTCTCGAATCCCTTTCCCAGCCAAGTCACAAATCTCCAATTGATTCACTTCATTTCCTAACAAGAGAAGAAGATCCATATGAGGGGCAAGCGCTGCTTTGAGTACATAATAGGCAAACACATTGGTTGTTTCCTTCCAAACTCCTTTATAACGGGCTAATACATGAATTGCCTGCTGATCTTGCCAATAACGTTGCTGTTTCCAGGTATGACCACTCATATCGTCGGGGGGTGCATACCATAAACACCACAACCATTCTGCAAAGAGTTCGGTCCAAGCTTCAAACAAGGTTGGCATGAGTTTAGAAGAAGACGGAAGATCCCAGCAGGATTGAACGGGAAAGTTAGGCCAGTCCCATTCCAATGCATGAATACATTCATGCAGCATAACACGATCCCACTCTTCGGATCGATAAACATATACTTTGGATATTCCTGGTACTGCAAATCCACCATTTACATTTTCAGGACTCAATGGTTCATCTGCATCTGCATCCCTTGGATCATCTCTCCAAAATAAATAGACTTGAAATCCACTTGGTGCTCCTAACCATGTTAACATCTGAATCGCTTGTTGTGGAACTATTGTTGGTGCATCACCCCAAATCAAAATAGTATATCCATGTCCATCATAGGCATGCGCTGGTAACGTAGAAAGAGCTGTATTAACGGCTCCCCCATCCCAATCATTATGACTTGCTTCCTTTGCTACGTCCATCTCGCTTGGATGTAAGCGGCGTGGATGCAGGATGGATAGTAAGGGTACGGCTTGGCGTGGACAATTCTTTCTCCACAGATTCCACATTCCTTATTATGGAAGGTGTTTTTCTTGATATTCGTATGGCTTCAAACAATTCTAAAAAAGCAAATTCTAAGGCAAGAGGAGTTCGATAGGATGTATGAGGTTCTGATGCAGCTAATACTTTCATTCCTTTCCAAAACTGATCAGGTTCTAATAATGATTGATTACGCACTAAAGCAGCTGCTACGGAATCAATAATATCAGGACCATTTTGACAAAATGCTAACACATCGTACACACGTGCACGAATCCATAAGACAATGGAAATGGATCCCTCTTTTTTTGTATTAGCTCCCTGTATAATTGCTTCCACCAGTTCATCATAATAATCAGAAATACGACGTGGAAAGCTAGTACATGCATACATCTTCATTTTCTGAGCACGTTCAATGCGCCCTTCTAATCGTTCATAGGCTTCCTTTGTTTGAAATACCGGATCTACAGTGCTAATCCAGGTGGAAAAAGAGATGCGTGGAATACGAATACGTACAAAGGCATCTTCTAAAATAGATAAGGATCCACTCATTTCTCGTGCTGTCATCCATACCATACCCGTTCCATTTGCAGGAAGAACATATTGTTGTAAAATGGCGCGAACTCGAATTGCTGCCGGCAAGGATAATGCATGCGCTCGTCGTAAAATCACTAATTTTCTTCCTCCTAGTTTCATACTATTTAATACATCTCCTGCATTAAAAAAAATTGTTAAGAGTTCCCCCATAATCTGTTTATCTTGCATACTCAGGTTTGGAATATCAATTTCAAAATGATGAGGACTAGCGGTAACATACACCGTATAATCATCTGCTACAGTAAACACGCGCGTTTCAAAGGTAAGTTTGCACTTATATGCCTCTTCAATTTTGGAACGAGCTAATTGAAGTTTTCCACTTCCTGCCGGTCCTACAAACACCCACGGAATTGACAACGATGTCATTTGAATAACGTATAGCAATCAAGTTTAAGTATTGCTATACAAAAGAGATGTTACACCAATATTATACAGGGTAATCGGAAGAGCAATTAAAAATGTAAATATTAATGATATATGTATAATATTTCCTTTTATAGCCCGATTATATAAATAAAGTAAAAAAAGGAGTGTAACTGAAAATAATAAATTAATAATGCTTAGAGCATATAAGAGAGGTCGATTTTCTTCCGTACTCTCTGTGGGAATAATTGCATACGTTAATGTAATAAAGAGTGTTAGTATGATAATTACAATTGGAACATATATACTATAATCTAATTGTATATCACTCATTCTATTAGGTCATATTAAAAATTATATGTAAAATTATTTAGTGCATAGGAATTAATAGCTCCTGATGTAAGAAAGAAAAAGGGAATTAAGAGTAGATTCATAAGAACAAGAATCGATAAATGTTGTGATATATTTCTATATCGTAAAAGTATAAATAGGATTATTCCAAGAATTACAATTGAGGATAATACGATGGATATAAAGGGAGGATCGGATGCACGGAGACCGGAGTCTCCGTTCTTACGAGCTTCTACACGCAATGGATTTGCAAACAAAGACCAGGAAGATAAAAGAAGTAAAAATGTATTAAATAATATTAAAAAAATAGGTGCATATTCATAAAATGCTGAAAAATAATAAAGCATCATACCATACATCAGTATAGAACCTCCAATTGAATACGTTAAAAGAAGAGAGGATGTAGTTTTATACAATTGATTTGTTGATGGTTGTTTTGCAGTTGTTAATAGATAGGAGATAATTCCTATAGCAAATGCAAATGGAAATGCTAATATATACAAAGATGATGCCATTCTAATAATAGAAGGGAAGATATCTTCCTTTCTATTATTAAAATCTGAAAAGACATTATCCTTTAAAAAGAAAGGATGCTGAATTTGCAGCAGATGCTGTATATTCAGAAAGATCAATTGGAACGGTTATTACAATAAATGCAAATGTGAATACGAGTACAATAAATATAATGGGTATAAACATATTTCGGAAATAAGTATCTTTAAATTCAGAGCCCATTCTATTCTAACAGGGTATGATAAATCGCTCTGTGATTTACCATACCTTGTTAGAATGGCGTCCCAATGTGCTCCCGCTCTTCATAAACAAATTGGTGAATCATGCCTATCAAAGGCTGCACACACACAAATTAATAAAGCATATCGAAAGACAAAACGACGCTCACGAGTAGGAGGAGGACCAAAGAATGAATTTCAATGGGTCAAAAAGGCACCTCTAGACTCCTCAGAAAAGAAAAAACTATTACATTTTTTTCGTCCTGAGATGCCAGCTGCCTGGAAGAAGAATCCACGCGAATGGTTAGATTCCTTTAACATTGAAGATGTGTTAAATCAGTATGAAGAGGCGCATCCAGAGTTTGAATTTATTGGACCTGTTCCTATTGATTTTGCAAAAGATCTAGGAGGTGGGACGTGTGTAGAAGACAAACTTTGTAAACTCAATCTTGCAGATGCATATGCAAAAGGAACTCGAAAGATTGGAATTGTATTTAATTTAGATGAACATGATCAACCCGGATCTCATTGGATGTGTGCGTATATTGATGTTCCGGGAGATAATCACGCAGGTGCCATGTATTACTTTGATTCCTATGGAATGCGTCCACCCACTCGCATTGCTAATTTTATGAAAGAGTGTGGAAAACAAGGCTGTACCACTCTCTTATACAATGATATCCGCTTCCAACGAAAAGAATCCGAATGTGGTACATACTGTCTCTATTGTATTTTATGTCTACTGAAAGGAAAATCATTTGTGGAAGTATGTGAAAATGCAATTGATGATGATACTATGATAAAGTTTCGAAAGATGTTATTTGCGAGTGAAAGCACAACGGAAGTGATCAAGAATGTGTGCGTGTAAGAGATCTATCTTTTTCAGACAGAAGGAATAGAATGAGCAATTCCGGTTCTGACTTTCTAAGTAATGCCAATTATGGTCGTGTGGTTGGAATTCTTCGCCAGCATTACGCTCGTCAAACAGGAGTGACTGCGATTAATGAGAAAACAGATACACGCTTGCAGAAAACGGTGCAACATTATATGAATGAGGTGGCACGAGCGCAAGGAACCTCCAAATCTCTTACCGGATTGAATCAAGAAGTAGTTCGAGAGACCACTGTCAGTATGGATGGTTGGATTAAGAAGAGTGAAATAGTTCCATCAGGAATGCCACAAAAACGAGGCGGTCTTCGTAATCCGCAAGAAGCAGTCATTGCTGCTGCTGCTGCCAGTAAATCCCTTCCTGAATTTGCGGAACGAGCGGATGTTAACCGTATCTTTGATACAATGGAAAACCGATTTAATACGATTGCGGCAGATCGTGCCGCAATTGCAACTCCATCCTTTAGTCTTCCTCAAGATACATTGGAAATTGCGGAAGATCCAGTCACCTTGATGCAAAAGATTCAAAAACAGCGAGAAGAGGAAGCTGCAGCCTTAGGAATTACCACGCCTCCTGTGGCAGTTCCTCCTAAATTAGTGATTCGTGAAGAACCTCCTACTGCTGCAGTGGATCCAATTATACCTCCCCAGCCGACTCCGTCTCCCCCCAGTCTTGGACTTCGTCAACAAGATTATGTAATTCCACAAGAACCGGTTGTAAAATACGTTGAAAAAGAGACCAATATCTTTCTCAGTTCCTTGGATCGCGATTGGAGCCGCAACAATGGAGAAAATCGTTACAATTTTTCCATCAAGTTTAATCCAGGCAACACTCGTTCTGGATATGGATTGAGTCCTGCCATTCATCAGCGATTTCGAAATATTGTTCGTATTGAATTTGTGAAAACAATTGTACCTACTGAAGGATTAGAAGCCATTGTTCGCAATACCGGTAGTAGTGGTTCTCCTACCTATGATACATCTCGCATTTACAATGTCTTCTCCTTTCCCTATGTGGCAGTTCGTATTGCAGAACTCAACACCAATGGATTCAGTACCAATCCCGATCAAGATAACAATACGTTTGCCATGATTCACTATGATTCAACCTGGATGGCAGATAATGCTTCTAGTAATACCAATCGATCTGCCTATACAAATATGATCCCCAAGTTTTTGAAATGCCAACGGGTGTATGAACCTACTCCCCTTGGATCTCTTCAAAAACTATCCATCCGCTTGGAACGCCCTTCTATGGATCTGATCTCCCCTTCCAACGATGCCGTTGATCTATCCGGTCTCTTTTTGAGTAATAATGTTCCAGGTGGAATTACTAATAACAGTGTCTATAATATTTCAGGAAATAACTATATATTTCTTCAAACAAGCACCTATTTTCTACAATCGTCCTTTGGAGAAGATGATCGTATCTATATTCAAAATGTTGTTGCAACAGGTGCAACATCTGCTGTTGCCAATGATTTTACTACGTTTATCAATCAATCTACAGGTCATGTAATTGTTGGAATTGCATCCAATACAGGAGGAACCATTAGTGATGGTGCCAATGCACAAGGATATGCCAATTATGTGATTATACGATCCCGATTTATGGATCCTGCTACTGGATCAGTAGCACGAGACCCCTTTGGAGGAGCTAGCAATGATACAGCTCTTGGAGATGTATTGAAAGCACTTGTACAAACCAGTGCTCGCATGATTAATGTGAACCGTCAAGTGCACATGGTGTTCCGTATTATTACGCGTGAAATGGATTCCGCTTCCAACATTCGTCCCGATAATGTGATGTAAGAATAGGGAATATGCAAGCGCATATAATTATTGTAGTCGTCGTATTAGCTATTTTAGCTGTTACGCTAGCTATTTCTATACCAATTGTGCAACATCGATATGAACAAAATACCTGGTATGGCTCTACAGAACGTACAGAAAGTTTTGATAATCGTTACAATTCGTTAGCTGCCACACAATCTATTAATTCTGTAAATCGCGTTGTTCCTGTGGATGATCCAGCTGCAGTAAGGATTAATGCACAATTACAAGCTGCAATGAACACACCTATGACTGTAAATGGAGGTAGTAGTATTACAAATACAACGATTCAAGTGGTTCCTAATTCTGCAGCACTTCCTGCTCGAAATGCAATTGCTGCACAAGCGGCTGTTTGTGAAAAGCAACGTGGGGTTGGAACCTGTGCAATGCTTGATGATCCAGCATTTGCAAGTAGTTGTGGTGTGTGTATCAAGACTGGTACTAAATCAACTGATACAACTCCCGGCAAGTGGGTAGGAGGATTATATATTGATGCAGATGGTCGTCAAACAACATCCGTTATGAAAACAGATCCACAACCAACGGTAGGTGCTTGTCCACCAGGATATTTCTTTCTAGACCGTGCCTCCTGTGAAAAAGGTGTGAATCGTATGCAATGCTCTGAAGCAGGTCTTGCCGGTGGATGGAGTGGACCGTCTGCTCCCATTGTTGATGCCAAATGTGCTGAAGCAACTCCTGGTGGACCGTTTGTCTATGATTCCAAGAACCGATCTTTTTTAATAAATCTTCGATTTATTGTACCAAGTGGAACAGGGGCAACCACCATTGTCCTTTATCGTGTGGGATCTAATGGATCTCGTGGAAAACAGATTGGTGGTGCAGAAGTGAATGATGCTAAAGAAGTCTTGTTAACAAGTTGGGAACCTGTGGTAGAAGGAGATTCATTAGAAGTAAATGTGGTGCAAGAGTTTGCTACGCATACCAAGGGACAACCTGAAGTCTATGCAATTGGTCGTCCTAGATACTCTTTTACACAAAATACAGCTACAATGATGTGTCAATCATTAGGAGCACAACTTGCTACCATTGCACAAGTGGAAGATGCACAGGGAGCAGGAGCGGATTGGTGTGCTAGCGGTCACGTCAGTGATGGTCCTCCTCGCTTTCCTATTCAAGTGGAACGACCTGGATGTGGTGCAAAAGGAACCAATATATATGGAACCGATTCTGATTTTCGTGTGGCAACTTGTTATGGAATCAAACCATCCGTGAATGATGATTATAGTGCTACTAATACGAAGGTGTATACCTTTACAGACCAGCCATCTGCACGTGAGTCTCGGTTTGGGCGTATTCAACGAGGTGTTCGTGCAATCATTGCTCAATGGGAACATACATATGATCCTGTAAATGCGCATAAAACAGCAATCCCGTTTGAAGGAACAATTTCCTCTGATACCAAACGATTGGGAAGTTTTGCTAGCAGTGGATTAATTTCAGCTCCTCGTCCCAATGACTTTCCAAAATTTTTATCCAATCAATATTGGATCTGGTCAGGAACTGGTCAAACCGCAGTATTTCGTTGCAAAGTTCCTGCTACCTTTCTTCCTCCTGTCTATGATGAAGATACTGTATTAACAGTTGGAAAACCGCTTCTTTCTCAACGAAGTTCCCTTTCCGCTGGAAAAGTCTCTCCCTGTACGACTCCTCCCTACACAGCACAATGCTTATTATCACTATTTACTGCAGCAGGAGGGGATGCTGCAAAAGGAACCCTTTCTCCTACCATTGGGGGTACTGCTGCAATTCAAGAGCTTCAAGCACAAGGATTGCAAGATTCCATTTCCAATTATGTGAATGAATTGTATGGAATTGCTACCACTGGAATGACTACAAATGGAGCGGTTGCTACACGAACAGTTGTCAATGCTGCTGCCATGAAACTCTTTGGATTTGAGATTGCTAGTCCTTGTGAGGAAATTGTTGCAGGAAATGATGGAACCATTGGATTAGTTCCTAAAGAAGCTCCTATTACTCCTGAATGCATGGATTACTTGTATCGCAATGCAGGAAAAGAAGGCTTTGAGGGAAGTGTTCCCTCTTCCTTGAATCCAACCTATGTATCCATTGGAGATCGATACAGTGGAATTCGAAAAGGGGAATATGGAGCTACCACAGCTCAAAAAACAAACACCCCCTTTCGTACCTGCACCCCTAATGGAACTATTGCACCAATCAAAAATGGACGTGTAGATTCAACAGCAGTTCAGAGAATTAGTTCCGCTACCGATGGATCCATTGGTGGAATTCAAGGATTATTTAATCGCATCTTTCAAACTGCTAACAAGGATGGATCACAAGATACATTAATGGCTTGTTTTGGAATTACGCCTGCTACTTTATTCAAATCAAATACTGTTATGTTTCAATCGAAAAACTTTCCAATACGGCATATCATATCCAAGAGATTAAATGAACAAGTTCGATTAGAAGAAGGACCGTCCATTCTTTCCATTCGTCCTGGAATTATTAAAGGAACTATATCCTTTGGTCCCGTTGGACAGCCAAATTTAGTCTTCCGTCATTCCAACTTTGTTCTTTATACAAATACAGTAGACTCCTCAGATCTTCAAAAACAAGATTCTTCCTTTTATCCAGTGAAAGGTCTTGCAGATCCTAAAGGAATTAGCTTCAAAT